TTATTCCATTCCAGATCCAGCCAGACCGGATACTGCAGTTTTCGCCCGTTCAGAACTTCCACTACTTTTCTGGCTTCGCTCTGCATCTCCGCAACTGTCATGGCATAACTGTATTTATATGCTCCGGTTGGAATGTTATGTTTCTGACATCCGGAGTAATTTTTCTCAAAGCAGCTATCAATCACGTTTCCGGCTTCTGTGATCCGGAGTATTGCAAAGTCCATTCCGTAGTTTGCTACGGTATCCCAGTCGATTGCTCCTTGCCATGCTGAAACATCTATTCCTCTTATTTCCATGTCCGTCTCCTTTCACAGAGAAAATAGGGATTAGGGATGATCACTCATCCCCTGAATTATTCGTCCTTATTTGTCTGTTTAATGATCTGATTTACGTATGTAGAAAGTCCCGCAATGAGAATTCCCTGCGTGATCGCTGTGAAAATCGCCATTGCAACGTCCTGGCCGGTCCCGCAAGTACAAGTGGCAAACACATAGATTGCGCAGATTGCAATACTGATTCCGCCAAGGATGAGCGGGATGTACTTATCTTTTACTGCCTGTGCCTGTTTGAGCGCCATTCCTACAAAATATAAGGCAATTGCTACTACGATGAGTTCCGGTTTTACATAGTTAATGATCTGTTCCATAGTCATTCTCCTTTTTGTTTGATATGTAATTCATCAATTTCCTGTTTCATTTTGGTTACCATACCATTCCCGCCTAACGCATGATAGGCGTCGTACATTTCACAGAAGTTCTGGTACGCATACGATGGAATGTTTCCGAACTTTGTGTACTTTGCATGATACTCTATCATCTGTACGCGGAGCAGGAGCATAGTCCCCTTACTATTTGCGTCCCGATCTTTCTTCTGGTTTTTCAAGAGCCAGACTATATACCCTAAAAGAACCGGTAATACAATAGTATATGTCTGCATGAGTATTTCTTTCACTGTTTCACTCTTTCTCCGGTTTGCGCCGGCGCAATTTTGGATAAAATAAAAGAAGCCTCTCGGCTCCGCTCTGATTTTTCTCATAGATGCTTCTTTAGTTAATTATTTTCCGCTTTCGGTTCTTCTTCCTTATTAATATCCATCAGCTCATTGTACTGTTTCTCTGTAATCCTGCCCGTTGCGAAGAAAATATCAATCTTATTCTTTAAATCATCTGTAAGTCCGTTTCTTTCTTTAAGTTTCAGTAATGTTCTATATAACATAATCATACCTCCAATTCTGTTAATGCTACTGCGTATTCACTGTTGACATAGGCTTCTGCCGCCTGTGTGTCGATGTCCTGCGTTTTTGTGTCCATATCATAGATATAATCACGATTGTCGTTGAGTTGCTGTTTTACATAATTCCAACCATTTTGCATTGAAACCGGATAATTAAATACTGTATATCCGTCAAGCTGTTCTGAATTGACGCTGATGTTTGTAGTCGGATAATATGTTGCAAGTGCTTTAAATGCGGTGATTTCTCCTGTGGTAAGGTCGGTTTCCTGTGGCTCTGCTAATAACCATTCGGTTTTGTTTACAATAGATTGTGTATTATCTAACTTAGAAGAATCAACCATC